ATGTTATATTTATAATATTCTTGAATTAAAGATATTTTCTCTCTCTCTTGTTCTTGAAGTTTCTCTAATTTAAGATCAGATTCTGTTTTCTTTTTATTAAATCTTTTAGTTTTTCTAATAGCATAAAAAAGATAGTCATAATGCATTTGATCTGTAACATGATAATTTAAATTCATTTCATTAGAATAAAATAAAGTATCAATAAAGTTAGATAAAGAATTATTAGTTCTCCATTTATTATATTTAAAATTATCTTTTTCTATTTCTAGAAGTTTTGTTCCAAAATTAATACTATTCTCAAACCTCCAATCATATTTTGATGATTGTGTTTCTTGTTCAATTTTTGGTTCTTCTCTTTCTTGTAGAGTTACATCTAAAAATTTCATGCAAACTCCGCATCCAGCATTACCTCTGCTAGAAAAGCAGCAAAGTTAATTTCTGAATTTGCAGCAAATGCATTTTGATATTGGTATTTTGCAATCAAAGTTACAAGTAAAGGAATATCTTTTGTACTAAAAAATTGAGATGCGGTTTCATAAAATTCGTTGTAGAGAGAATTAACGTCAGTGTCAATGTTATTCTTAACCCATTTACGAACTTCAGTATAATTTTTATCTTTCATCATATTGATAAGATCACGAATGCTAGTTTGCTGTATATTAGCAAGGATACCACTGTCTATTTTACCAGTTGAAGAATATCTTTGAAGTTCATTTAAAACTCGTCGCCAATCAGGAAAATATTTTTCGATAATTTGAGCGACAACAGATTTATCAAATTCAATATTTTCATAAGTTAAAACACCTTCAATACGTTTTAAAAATTGCATTGCAAGTTTTGCCATATCTTTTTTATTGATCTTAAAATCTATTACCGAACATCTCGAGTGTAGGGGCTCAATGATTCTGTTTTTAAAATTACAGGTGAGTATGAAGCCGCAGTTCCTTGAGAATTCCTCCATGAAATTGCGTAGAGCTGGCTGTGTAGAGTTTGCATTAAGGTAGTCTGCCTCGTCAAGGATGACGTACTTTCTTCCTCCCGTAAAAGATACCGAGGAAGCGAAGTTAAGAATCTCGTTCCTAAGTGTGTCGATGTTGCCATTCATACTCCCATTAATAATAATATAATCTGCCTCTATTTGATCTAACATAGCACGTGCTACTGTAGTTTTACCAACACCAGCAGTGCCAGATAAAATTAAATTAGGAATATTTTTTTGATTAATAAATTGTTGAAATATTGTTTTCAACTCAACAGGAAGAATAACTTCTTCAATAGTTTTTGGTCTGTATTTTTCGCACCATAAAAATTGATCTAACATGTCAAAACTTTCCATAATATATAATGTTTAAAGAATATGGGGAGCCATGATGGCTCCCCATATAATTAGAAATTTGAATTGCCTTCAATCGCAATCCAGTATTCAACTTCCTTGCCTTTAAAGTTAGATATGCCCTTTGCACTGACAGTAATATCATAATTTCCAGGAATTATTTTAATATTTTCAGTTTTAAAAACAACCTTAAAGGTTTTATTAGTTTCACCAATCTTTATTGAATAAACGTCCCCATTTGTTTTACTGTCAGCAGCCTGAAGAAAAATATTTGATCCGTCACCAACAATAAGAATTTCTGGAAGTCCAAGAACACCACCAGCTTTTGCAACTTCTTGAAGATGTTCATTAATTAGTGTAATACTAACATCAACAGAAGGTAGATTAATTTCACGATCAGGTGTTTTTGTTATTGTGTTTTCATGAGCATACATATAATCTGTTTTCTTGTCGTTTTCTTTAATAGTTACTCCATTTTCGCCAAAATCAAAATTTGGATCATTAAAAGCATTTTGCAGTTGGTCAATAACTGGAGCAGT